CTACTGGACGGCTCTCGCGCGGACCTCGACGGGGAACTCGGCGACCGCCCTCGACGGGGTCTGGCAGGCGCCGCTGACCCACCAGCGGCCCGGCACATCGAACAGCACCGTCGCGGTCCAGTCGCCGATGCCTGACGCGACAGCGGTGTAAGTCCGCAGCGGCGCGCCACCGGGCGGCTTGGCCGTGATGGAGACGCCGCCGGCGGCGACCAGCCCACCGGCCGGCGTGCGCACACGCAGGCGCAGCTCCATCTCCTCGCCGGCGATCGGCCTCAGCGTCGTCGTCATGGGCGTGCCTTCCATCTCCAGCCTCAGGGTCAGCAGCGGAGCCAGCCGGGCCTCCGCGATCAGCAACGGCGCGACGGACAGCGCGACGACCACCGGGGCGCCGCCGGCAGGCACCATCGGCGGCGGGGGGCCGTGATCTGCGGTCGCGGTGATCCGGCCCGCCGCCGCCACCATCACGGTCGAGAGGCTGACCCCAGGCGCCGCATGCGCCCCGCTGGCGGCGATGCGCGCGGGCGCCGTGACCAGGCTGCCGGACAGGCCGTGCGCCGGCCGGGTATGCGAAGCCGCCGCCGCCATCTGGCCAGGCGCCGCCACCATCACGGCCGAGAGGCTGACCCCAGGCGCCGCATGCGTCGCTCCGGCCGTCACCTGCGCGGGCGCGGCGGCCATCGTGCCGGACAGCGCGTGGCCCGGGCGCGTATGGGCGCCAGCCGCAGTGACCTGCGCAGGCGACCCCAGCAACGCCACCGCCATCGCATGCGCGGGGCGGATGTGAGCCCCTGCCGCCGACATCGTCGCCGGGGCCGCCGCCAGGGTGGCGGCGAGGCTGACGCCAGGCGGCGCGTGCGCGGCACCGGCGGTCATCCGCCCGGGCGCTGCGAGGAGAGGGGCGGAGAGGGCATGCGCCGGTCGCGCATGAGACCCTGCCGCGATCAGCTGTCCTGGGGCCGCCACCATCGTCGCGGTGGCGTCCCAGGCATTCCCCGCCGAGAGGTCGCCGGCGGAGAAGTCGTCGAGCCACGGATCGACGGGTGTTGAGCGTCCGAACAGGCCCGCGAAGGTGCGCGTGGCCTGGATATTGAGGGCGAAGGGGGAGCCATAGGCCACACCGTTGCGCAGGATCTGCGCCGAAGCCCCGCTGGGGCGCATCTCCCACTCATCGGCCGGGTCGAAGCCCGGCACGGGGCCGAAGTCCTGCAGGAGCGTGTAGGTGCCGGAATTGCGCTGCCAGACGACCAGGCTGCCGCTGGCCATGCGGCACCCCGCGCCCCAGGTCTGATTGTTGAGCAGCCGGATGCACACGAAGGGCAGGCAGTTGTCCGTCAGGAACCGCCACTTCACCCAATGGTCGGGGGTCCCAAGGTCCGGCGTGGTGTAGGCGACGCCGGCCGCCAGCGTGTTGGCGCTGCGGAGCTGGTTGGCGCCGTTGATCTCGACGGGGCCACCGGTGCCGCCGACAAAGGTCCAGTTGGCGCGCGCGCCAAGGGTCTGGCCGGCCGGCCCCGTGAAGTCGTCGGAAAACAGGACCGGCACGGCGCGCTACCTGCCTTGGATCAGCCGAACCAGCCGGCGGGGAAGCCCTTGAAGTCGGTGATGATGGCAGCGATGCGGCCGGCCATCTGCTCGGTGGTGGTTGCCTTGTTCAGCTCCGCCTCCACCCCCATGCGCCGCAGGTTGGCTTCGATCGTGTTGATCTCGGCCAGCGTCCGCTGGGCCGAGATGCGCCAGACCTCCGGCACGTTGTCGAGATCCACGATCATCTGCTGGCGGGGGAAGCGCGCCAGGTGGATGGTGATCGGGTAGCGCGGCTTGCCTCCACCCTCCATCAGCACGGGCGGGCGGCCGGCGGCCAGGTCTTCCTCGGTCTGCGGCAGGTATTCGAGATCCACCAGCGGCGGGATCTGCGTGAAGTTCGCCTGGCCGGAGAAGCCCAGCTCGACGATCGACTTCTCGAAGATGGAGGTGAAGACGGTGTCGCCGTCGGCGGTCCGTTCCTTGAAAAAGGGGGACACGAACACCGCGAACCAGGGGAATAGCGTAGCGGACATCAGCTTGCTCCTTACGGCCCGCGGCTCAGCCGGCGGGCAGGGTGTAGGTGATTGCCGAGATCGAGAATGTGCCGCCGGCCACGATGCGCGGGCCGCCGGTGTTGGTGATGAGCCCCTCCACTGCGCCCTCAAACGCCCAGGTTGCGCCACCATCCACGATGGCGCCGCCGGTGCCGCTCGGCCCGCCGCTGCCCGCGGACGTGCCCGCCACGGTGCAGCGATACTGATTGCCGCCGTTCGCGACGCGGTCGCCCACGACGTAGGCCGTGCTGGCGACCCAGGCGATCGAGGCGAGGCCCTGGATGATCGCCGCGCCGCCGGTGGTCACGAGCCGCACGAAGCTCGGGCTTCCCGTGGCATCGTTGCTGGCGTCCTGGCCGACCGCGTTCGCCGCGGCCGCCCCGGCCGAGGCGCCGCCAAAGGCCGGGGTGCCCAGCGTGCCTTCGGCGAGCTGCGTATTCCCGGAGAGCGCGGCATCGGCGTTCGCCGGCGGCGTGCCGCTGTAGATGCGGGCGAAGCCGCCGTTCAGCAGCGCTGTCGCCGCATTCACCGCGGCATTGCGCGCCGCGGCCGAGGTGCTGGCCATGCTCAGGTCTCCTTCAGGTGTCGTTCGGGGTGGCGTCGGCCAGCAGCGCGGCGCGCTCGGCCGGGGTGATCAGCCCGGCCGACGCCAGGCGGTCCAATGCCGCACGAAGCGCAGGATCATCGAGATCCGCGCCGGCGCACGCCGCGAGGTCCATCAGCCAGGTCAGCAGCTCGCCGTCGCCTGCTGCGGCCGCCTGTACGGCGGCTGCCGTGATGGCCTGTCGGCAGGTCAGCGGCAGCCGCCGCAGGAGGGCGGCGCCGGGCATCACGCGGCGCGGGGGCGGGGCAGGCGCCGGCATCAGCATCGGCCGCCCGGCCTCGTCGGGCACGATCCGCATGCCACGCGCCTGCCCTTCCAGCAGCAGGCGGTGCATCCCCGATGAGATCGGCACCGCGTCCGCCGGCATCCGGCGATGGAGTGCCGGGGTGTAGAAGCCCTGCTTCGAGGCCGAGTAGAAGACGGCGGCCGTCATCGTCCGAGAGCCAGGTAATAGATGATCACCGCGTCGGTCGCGGCGAGCGTCGGGGCGCTGCCTGCGCCACCATGGAAGCAGTTGAACGTGGCGCCGGTCGGACTGAGATCATTCAAGACCACGTACGCCTGGGTCGCGCCCCCTCCCTGGAAGCCGGTGCCGCCGGCCCAAAGCGCCTCGGTCGGGAACGTCACCGGCCACACGACATTGGTATTCGTGAGGTTCGCGCTCTGCTGCCGGCCCCATTGCACGAGCAGCCCGCCAGGCAGGCGATACCAGCCGTTCTGCACCAGCGAGCGGCCATTGTTGGCGTCGCCCACGACGCGCCAGGCCGAGGCGCCGTCGGAGCGCAGCGTGACACGCCCATCGCGGGGGATCGCGAGGCTTGTGCCGCCCTCGATCGTGTCGGCGCCGGCGCGCTGGATCGTCAGCGCATTCGCGGTCGCATCCGTGCGCACGAAGGTGAAGACGATCGGAGTGCCGCCCGCGGCGCTCGCGGCGGGCAACGTCAGCGTGACGGCCCCGCCGGAGGCCGCCACCGTGACCAGGCCGGCCTGGTCGGCGGTGAGGGGGCCGCTGGCGCTGACGGAGGACACGTTGGCGCCCGCGAAGCGCCGTATCGCCTGCCGGAGCCCGTGGAAATCGGTCTTCAACGGCGTGATGCCGGCCGCGATGAGCGGGCTGCGCAACAGCTCCTGCACGCGGTTCAGCCAGCTTGCGCGGATCCGCGTGGCCGGCACACCGCCGGCCGGGTTCCCGCCGGTGAAGAAGCCCTCCGTGCCCGCGGCCTCGGGCACCGGAAGAACAGGCGAGGCGGTGGTGTCGTCGATGCGGAACATGGCTCAGGATCCGTAGGCTATGAGGGGCAGGGTGTGGGCAGGGGCGGCCCGGCGGATGGCGCATTCCAGCCGCCCGTCGCCGAAGCTCGCCAGCGGGTCGTCGGCCACGGCTTCGTCGGCGGCCGCGAAGCGGGATGCCGCGGCGGCCACGCGCAGGCGCCACGCCTGCGACCAGGCGAAGCCATGGCATGGGTCCTCGGCGGCCGCCTGGTCGGCCCGGGCCTCGCGGAATTCCTCGACCGTGGCGCCCGGGTAGCCGAGCGTGGCGGCCAGCGCGATGAAGTAGGGGCGCGACTGCGCGGGCGCCCCGAGGATCCTGGCCAGCAGCGCCGCGCGCCGTTCCGCGGCGCTGGCGGTGATCAGGATGTCGGCCGCGCGCGTGCTGATGGCGGGCGCGCCGGCGGGCGGCAGGATCAGGCTGGTGGCCACCAGGCCTGGTTCGCGCTGCGGGCCGGCAATGCGCAGCGTGAAGTCCACGTCGGCGCCGGCTGCCACGTTGAACTCGATGAGGCCGGCCGCATGCGTGGTGCCCGCATTCGACAGGGTGCCGGTCAGCGCGAAGCGCTGGCGTGCCGGCCCGATCGCGTCGCGCAGCGGGGTGGCGCCGAGCAGCTCGGTGCGCGCGGCGCCGTTCGTGCCCTCGATCCGCAGCTGCATTAACACCAGGTTCGACAGCGTTCCGGCCAGCAGCCGCAGATAGACCGATTGCGTCAGGGTGGTCCCGGGCGCCGCCGGCGACGAATTGTTCGTGTCGAACCAGATCGCGTTGCCGCCATTCGCCGCGGCCGTGCCCTGCAGGCGCACGTCCACGAAGGGCAACCCGCCCTCCGTGCCGACGCCCACGATCGAACGCGACAGGCCGTTCCAGGCGCCGATGATGCGCCATGCGGTCGGGGGCACGCCCGGATTGCCGGCCACGGCCCCATCGGCGCGCGGGTTGACCACCAGGTTCTGGCTGGCCGGCTCAACGATGGTGCGGCCGGTCAGCGCACCGGTGCCCTGATCCACTTCGGGCCGCGCCTGATCCACGCCGGCGACCTGAAGCGTGCCGCTGCCGTCGAACCAAGTGGCGGCCGAGGCGCGGCTGAAGCTTTCCAGCGGCGAGCAATCGTCGGGAAGGCCGAAATCGGCCTCCCAGTCGGGCAGCAGCTCGGAGGTGCCGCGCGGGTCGGCTTCCGCCAGCAGCGCAGCGATGCGCTTGTCCACCTCGGCCAGCTCCGCGGCGGGCAGGCCAAGCAGCCGCATCAGCGCGCTGTCCGGGTCGCGCGACAGCGCCGGACCGGTGGGGAGCAGGGCAGCGAGCTGCGCCAGGTAGTCGTCGCGGGTCACAGCCACGTCACCGTGCCCAGCGCCGCCACCTCGGCGGGCGCAAGCGCGATGTCGGCCGATGGCGCGACAAGCGCGTGCCAGGCCTCGCCGGCCGCGGCGGAGATCGCAGCGCGCAGGCGGCTGATGCGCAGCGTGCCGCCCGGCTCGGCTTCCGCCACGAAGAAGCCCGCGATCGCCGCCTGGACGGCCGCGCGCGTCGCCGCCGTGTCGGGCGCGATCTGCACCTGCACCGGTACCGGTACAGCGACCGGCGCGAAGACCGTCACCTCGGCCGTGACGGGCCGCAGCGTGTCGATCTCGGCCTGCACCTGGGCCACCAGGGGAGCGGCTGGGATCGTGGCGCCCGCGCCGAGGAAGGTCACGCCGACCGTCCCGGCGCCGAACTGGCGGGGATAGACCCAGACCCGGTCCACGCCCGCCACGCGGCGCGCCCACAGCCCATAATCCGCCGCCGCGCCACCCGCCGGCGGCTGCTGGATGCGGGCCAGGATCCGCGCGCGCAGCGCCGCGTCGGTCTCGAGATCCGCGCCGGCGGCCAGGCCGCCGGCGGCGACCGTGGCCGCGGCCTGGATGCCGGCCGCGGGCGACAGCAGCGTGAGCACCGTGCCGGCCGGCGTGTTGCCCGCAGCGCCGGGCAGGATGGCAACCACCTGGCCGGTCACGCTGCCACCCGGCGCGATCACCACGTCGGCCGCAAGCAGGAAGCGGCGGTCATCGGGCCGGCGCATCTCGGCCCCCGCGGACAACCGCGCACCAGGCGTGCCGGAGAAGGTGACCGCCCCGGTCGCCGCCGCCGCCGGCAGGCGCGGGATGCCCCATACCGCGCCGTGCAGCCCATCGAGCAGCGCGCCCTCGGCCGTGGTCACATGCAGCTGGCGCGCGGCCCAGGCGACGTGGCCGTGCAGCTCGTGGCTGGCGACCGCGACCGCGCGGACCAGGACTTCTTCGACGCTGCGGCGCCGGCGCGCGTCGGCGCCGGGCAGGGCTGCCTCGATCTCGGCGGCCAGGCGGTCGCGGATCTGCTGCGGCGAGGGACGGTTGAAAGGCATCTCAGCGCGTCCTCAGTCCGAAGCTGAAGGTCGCCGGATCGCCGGCGGGCGGGGTGATACGGACCGACAGCGCCATGACGCCGGTGGCAATCCATTCGGCCGCGACCGTCACGTCGGCCGCCAGGCCGTCCGCCACCAGCCAGGCCAGCGCCTCGGTCGCGTAGTCCTCGGCCAGGCGAAGCGTCTCGGGCAGCTGCTTGGCGCGGCAGAGCAGCCAGAGGCGGGATCCGATGCGATCCGACAGATCCTCCCCACCCGGCATGGCCAGCGCGTCGCCGATCCAGCCGCGTCGGGCGTCGAGCGCGGCGGCGTCGGGCAGGTCGTCGTCCTCCGCCGCCCGCCGGTCGAGGAACAGGGAGAGCAGCACCGCGGTGCCGAGGCCCTCATCCTCGGCGAGCGCGCCGGTGGCGCGACGTGCCAGGTCGCCCTCGGCGGCCTGCAGGTTCCACTCGATCGCCATCATTTGTGGGCGCTCATGGCAACGGCGCCCCGGTGTCCGGCGTCGGTGCATTGCCGACCGGCCGATGCACATGGTCCCGCAGGCTGATGGTGCCGGCGGTCACGTCCCCGGTGACCGTCACGTCGCCGGCGATCTCGACCTCCGGCGCTTCGATCCGCAGCTTCGGCGCCTGCACCAGCACCGTGCCGTCCGCCTTCAGGATCACCCGCTGGTCGGTGCGGCGCGAGTAGATGCAGACCTCGCCCGGCTGCAGGCCGGTGGGGCGGAAGCGACGGTCGTCCACCGCGATCGCGACCGGGTTGTCTCGGTTGCCGGAGACGCTGACCACGATCGCCTCCGCGCCGGGGATCGGCACCGCGGTGAAGCCGTAGGACTGCAGGCGCTCCACCTCGTCCCGCGTCTCCTCCGACAGCAGGGTAAGCTGCACGCGCTGCAGATCGCCGGCGTCGTTCACCGCGCGCAGCACCGCGCGGCCCACCGCGAGCATCATGCGGCGATGCAGCGGCGCGAGCATGCGGGCGATGTCGGCCGGGCTCATGCCGGGGGTGGCAATCGCTGCGGACGGGCCGGATCCGTCACGTCGAACAGGCCCAGCGGCGAGGCGGCGGCCCCGCGCCCGCTACCGCCGGCCGCCGGCTTCAGCGGGATCGGCACGATGTCGTAGGCGTCGGGCAGCGTGACCTCGACCTCGGTCACGGTGCCGTCCGTCGGCGTGAGGCTGAACACGACGGTGGCGATAAGCAGGCCGGCGTCCACGCCAAGCCACGGGTCGGCGATCTGCGCCAGCGTGTTGGTCCGCCACAGCGCCCCGGTCGCGCCGCGCCAGCCGGGCACGACATAGGCCACGCGCGTGCCCTGGCCGGCGGCGTGGCGCACCGCCCACTTCGCCCGGTCCGCGAAGCTGCCGGCCTCGCCGGCCGTCTCGCCCAGGATGACGCGCGGGCGGAAGCGGCGGACCGCCGCGTCCTCCGCCCGACCCTGGCCGCGCAGCGACAGCGTGCGCTCACCGCCCTCCGCCACCGTGCCGTCGGCCGCGTGCACCCCGCGCGGGATCGC